GTAAATACAATTCATTCTCTGCATCCGCAAGTAATCTTTGCGAGTCACCAAGTTCTGCTCTACACCTTTCAACTTGGCATAGCGCTTTTGTGCATTGGCAATGAATAACTCTGGGTTCTTTGCGTAAGAACGCTGATTCATTTGATGCACTTTATCTTTATTCGCTTTGTTCCACGCGCGTTTTTGAGCATTAATTTTTATTTTGTTAGCTTCGCGCCATGCTCTTTTATTTGCAACAACTTTTTCATGGTTATTAGTTCGCCATTTTGCTGTTGCTTTATTTTTAGCCGCTGGATTCTTTTTGCGACTGGCATAGTTTCTTTTTCTGAAACATAACTTGCAATAAGTCATTTTGCCATCAGAACTACGCGAGCGATTATTGAACTCATCAACTGACTTGATTTGCTCACAGTCAGGACACCGTTTAGTATTGGACATACTGAACTACTTTCCTAGTTTGGTCGTGCCCCAGGTTGTTGTCGCAACGCTGGGGTTTTTCTTATAGTATGAGTATACCTACTACGAAGGATTATTATGGGAAAAATTAAGGGTACTGTTTCTGTCTGGTCTAATTCGCCTGGTCAACCAACTGGGTACGGTATGCAGGCTAAGTTGCTTGTTGACCGTTTACAGCGCGATGGCGCTAAGGTTGCGGCCCTGTCCAACTATGGTGTTGAAGGCAACATTTCTACTTATGACACAGGTCATGGTGTCGTGCCTCATTACCCGCGTGGTATGGATGCGTATTCGAACGATGTTGCTCCTATGCAGCACTCGCATTGGAAGTCTCAGAACAAGGGGCTTAAAGATGTCCTTATCACTTTGTACGATGTGTGGGTTTTGAAGGGTGCAGCTTGGGATAAGTTGAACATTGCTTCTTGGGTGCCTCTGGATCACACTACGTTGCCTCCTAAGGTTGAGGCTTGGTTGCGTAAGGAGAACGTGACTCCTATTGCTATGTCGCCGTTTGGTATGGAGCAGATGAAGTCTCGCGGTATCGAATGTGAGTATGTGCCTCATGCTATTGATACGAAGATTATGAAGCCTACTTGGCAGATGCAGGGTAAGAACGTTCGTGACTTTATGAATGTGTCTGAGGATACGTTTGTTGTTGGGTCGGTGGCAGCTAATAAGGCTTCTGGGTTGTTGCACCGTAAGGCGTTCTCTGAGAACTTGTTGGCGTTTAGTATTTTTCATCAGAAGCACCCTAACTCTGTGCTGTATTTGCACACTGACCCGTTGGGCACTGCTGGTGGTTGGAATTTGTTGCCTATGTTGAAGGCTATGGGTATTCCTAAAGAAGCTGTAATGTTTCCTCCGTTTGTGGATTACAAGTTTGGTATGCCTGCTGAGGAAGTCGCGGCTTTGTACACGGGTATGGATGTTTTGTTGGCTCCTTCGTTTGGTGGCGGGTTTGAGATTCCTATTGTGGAGGCTCAGGCTTGTGGTACTCGTGTGATTGCTTCGTCTTGGACTGCTCCTAAAGATTTGGTTGCAGCTGATGGTTTTTTGGTTGAAGGTCAGCCGATGTGGGATCCGTCTCAGGAAGCGTTTTGGCAGGTGCCGTTGATTCCTTCGATTGTTTCTGCGTTGGAGTTGGCGTATGAGGATGGTCGTGGTCGTTCTCAGGTGGCTATTGATTTTGCACAACAGTTTGATGTTGAGACTGTGTGGGAGAAGTATTGGGTGCCTGTGTTGAAGAAGTTACTTAAATGATTCCTGTCCTTGGCTTTGCTACTTTAAAGAGGTTTGACCTTGCTGAACGTCTCCTTGCTTCTATTGATTATCCTGTGGAGCATTTGGTTATTGTTGATAATTCAGGTAGCCAGTCCTGGAACCCTGAAAAGCCTGCTTTGGTCGCTAATTTGTGGGTTATTCGCGTTCCCTTTGGCTTGGGTCTCGTGGGTGCTTGGAACCTTATTGTAAAGTCAACCCCCTATGCCCCGTATTGGCTGTTGGTCAACGACGATGCCTGGTTTGAGGCTGGTTCGTTGGAGAAGATTCACGCCGAGGTTGACACTGAGGCACTGAACTTTGTTGATATTGTTCCTCAGTGGTCTTGTGTGGCTTTTGGTGAGGGCATGATTGACAAGGTTGGTTTGTATGATGAACGGTTCTACCCTTTGTACTTTGATGATAACGATTTGGAGCGCCGTATTCGCCATCATGGTGTTGCTATACGGACTATCGAAGCCAAGGTAAATCATGAGAACTCATCTACGTTAAAGTCGGGTTTTGAGCAATACAACACGAAGTCTTTTGCAGCTAATAGTTTCTTGTATTCGAAGAAGGTTGCTGATGATGATTTCACGCAAGGCGCGTGGACTTTACAGACACGGAGACATAACCGATGGGACTAACTGTTTACACTGGAGCGACCTTCGACCTCCTGCACTGGGGGCATATAGAACTATTAAAAAAATGCCGACAACTTGCAGGCGACGATGGACAAGTTGTAGTTAGCCTGAATACCGACGAGTTCATCAAGGCGTATAAAGGCAAAGCGCCTGTAATGAGTTTCGAGGAGCGTAAAGCAGTTTTGCTAGGCTGTCGCTATGTCGACAAAGTAATCCCAAATTGGGATGGCCCTGATAGTAAATTTGCAATTTTAAGAGTTCAACCTGATTTGATTGTGATTGGCTCTGACTGGGCTAGACGAGATTATTACGCACAAATGGGCTTTGATCAGGATTGGTTAGATAAGTGCGGTATTGGGCTTTGTTACATTCCTTACACGCAGGGCATCAGCACTACTGACATTAAGGCGCGACTAGCCAAGCGGTAGAATAGTTAAGTAGACTTCCGAAAGGTTCCAGAATGGGCTATTGCACTCTTGCAGAACTAAAAAGCGCACTCCACATCATTGACACAATCGATGACACTATGTTGGAGGCGTCTATCAACTCTGCCAGTGACTTCATCAACGCTTACACTAACCGTGATTTCACTAACGCTGGAACTGCTACCCGCTATTTTGAAGCAGACGACAACTACAGTGTTGTGATTGACGATTTGCAGTCGATTAGCGAGTTGGCTACGTCAACTAAGGCTGACATGGTGTTCGATACTGTTTGGTCTGCTAGTGAGTACCAGTTGACTCCTGTCAATGGTCGCGTTAACGGTCTCACAACGCCTTACACGGGCATTAAAGCCGTTAGTCGCTTCTACTTCCCGTACTGGCAGAACTTGACCCTTGTGCGCGTCACAGGCGTGTGGGGTTGGCCTTCAATCCCTGCAAACGTCAAGCAGGCTTGTATCCTTCAAGCAGCTCGCATCTTCAAGCGCAACGATTCACCTCTAGGTGTAGCAGGTTTTGGCGACATGGGTGTCATGCGCGTCTCAAGCCGTATCGACCCTGACGTGGCACAGTTGCTTGACTCGTACCGCACCATGAGAAACTTCGCATAATGGCAAGCATTACCGAACTTCGTAGCGGTATCGCAACTAACCTTGCCCGCATCCCTGGTCTACGCACCTCATACTATGCACCAGACTTAATCAATCCACCTATTGCCATTGTTGAACCAGACGGAACCCCTGTCACTTTTGACATTGCTATGAACCGTGGGCTTGATCAGTTCCGATTCACCGTCACTGTTATTGTGCAACGCATGGACGAACGCTCAGGACAAAACGCTTTAGATGCGTACTGTGCAGGCTCAGGCGACTACTCTGTTAAACAGGCGATAGAATTGGATAGGACTCTCAGTGGTTATGCAAATGACTGCCGAGTGACTGAGATTAGTTCGTATGGCTCAATCTCTGTAAATGAAAACCAATACCTCGCTGCAGAATTCTCTGTAGTGGTGTACGCAAGCTAGGAGAACAATATGGCAAAGTATGTTGTCACAGGAAACAAGGTCACCATTAACGGTGTTGACCTATCATCTTCAGTCGCTCGTGCTGAAATCGCTATGAACGTCGCTGACGTTGATGCAACTGACTTCGCTTCAGGTGGTTACACCGAGCTAGTTGGCGGCCTCAAGTCGGGTTCTGTTTCTATCGACTTCCACCAGGACTATGCAGCAGCTTCGGTTGATGCAACCATCTTCCCACTAATCGGTTCGATTGCGACCGCTGTTATCATCGCTGGTAACGGTACCGCAGCTTCGTCAACCACACCTGCTTACACTGCGACCGTTCTTGTTAACGGTTGGAACCCTGTGGCTGGCGCTGTTGGCGACCTTTCGACCGTTTCAGTTACTTGGCCTACCTCGGGAGTAATCTCGAAGGCTACTGCTTAATCTAAGGACTCAAATTGAAAATCAATCTACGCGTTGAATTTGAAGGCTCAAAAGAACCTACTGAGATTACTTGTTCTGCAAGTGACCTAGTGGCTTTTGAGAATAAGTTTGAAACTTCTGTTACCAATTTTGGTAATGACATGAAGTTGACTTATTTGTTGTTCTTGGCTTGGCATTCAGAGTTTCGTCGTAAGGCGACTGCTTTGGAGTTTGACCCTTGGGTTGAAACCGTTGCTAACATTGGAGCGAGTGACCTCGACCCAAAATCCGTGGCTTAGGCGAATCTTCAACACATTGGTTTATCGCGGGCCTAGCTTGCGAAACTGGCATTTCTCCGCGTGAGTTGATGCTGTTGGATGATCGTATGTTGTGGACGATGCACCGTTGGATGGTTGCACGGTCTACAAATGCCAATAAATAGTGAAGCCCCCTCTCCGGAGGGGGTTTTGCTTTTGGCGGGTAGAATAGTAGGAGTAGGAAAGGTCGATTATGCCAAGCATTCATGTCAAGGGTGATACCCGCATGGAGATTGAGATTTCTGATTGGCGTTTCCTTGCTAAAGAGTTGCGTAAGGTTGAGCCGAGGGTGATGTCGCGGTTTAAGCGTGAGGCGCGTCAGATTGGTAAGCCTGTTGAGAATGCTATTAAGAAGGCTATTCCT